AGCCCGTGAAAGTGTCGATGCGGCTACCGCAAAAGCGCCAACAAAGTCTGAGCAAAAGGCGGCAGAACGACCTGAGAAATTGAATACCGAAAAACAAAAGAATAAAACTTACACAGTTAAATCGGGAGATTCGCTATCGAAAGTATTCGGCAAGGACTGGCGCAAGGTGTACGAAGCTAATAAATCAGTCATTGGCGCAAATCCAAACGTTATTAAGCCTGGACAAAAGTTGGTGATACCTTAATGAGTAAACTTCGGGTACTTACTTACGCAAACGGTATTATGTCGCATTTAGATGGTCGAGTAGAGTCTGTGACAGTTAATGGAGATGTTGGAACTTGTTTTAGGACTTGCGAGGTGTCTCTTATTAACGCTTACAACCTACGTGAACGAGCGTTAAATTTTGTGCTAGGAAAAGAATTACGGGTGTATTACGAAGGTCGAGAAGTTTTCCGAGGAGTTTTATTTACTCAGGGAATTAGCACGGACGGCAAACAAACCTTAACAGCATACGATCATAACGTCTATCTTGTTAAAAATGCGGATACAGTCGTTTATAAAAACAAGTCTGCATCTGCGATTATAAAAGATTTATGTAGTAAGTACGGCATTAGAATCGGAACGATTGACGATACAGGATACGTTATTAAATCGCATATCGCACGAGGAAAATCGTTATTCGACATAGCGACAATCGCACTAACGACCACATACAAGGCGACAGGTAGGAAATATCGTCTCGTAAATAAAGGCGGTAAGTTCAACTTACTAAACGTCAGAGAAGCAAAACGACTAACAATCGTAGAAAACGGACGCAACATTATTTCGGCGTCATACTCTGAGTCAATCGAGGACGTTCGCACTTCCGTTAAACTGACTGGCGGTGACGAGAAGAAGCCTATTACCGCTAGAGCAGACGACACTAAAAGCAAGGCGAAATATGGAGTCATGCAACACTATGAGCATATGAGCGATGTAAAGAAAGCCGGCAACTTATCTTCGTTAGCTAAGCAGATGTTAAAAGAACTGTCCCAACCTAAACGTGAATTTGACGTAGAAGCGTTAGGCGACAGCGACGTGGTTAGCGGAATATCAATCGCAGTCAAAGAATCTATGACTGGTATACAAGGTACGTTTTATGTCGTATCCGACACGCACACATTTAACGCTGACAACACGCACACGATGTCTTTAAAGCTATCTCGTACCCTAGACTTGCCGCAGATGGAGGCAGATAAAGCATGACGCAGCTACCGGTAGAAGGCGATGCATTTTCAAAATTAAACAGCTTATTCAGCGAGGGCACTAACGCGGCTGATCGTGCGGCAAAAATCGAACTCGCAACAGTTACATCGGCAGCTCCAGATATCGAAATTAAGCTTGATGCAGACGGTCTTACACTCGATAAAGAGTCGATTATTGTTGCGGAACACCTAACGAGATATGACCGCATTGTAACGATTCAGCACGTAGAAGGAGAACAACGTGATTTAGGCGATAAAACTGTGACTAATATATCAGCACCAAAAACGGATTCGTATAAGCATAGCTACGTTAAATTGACGTTCGAAGATGTGCTAAAAGTGGGCGACCGCATATTGGTAGCGTGCTTAGACGCAGATATGACGTACATTATTTTAGATAGGGCGAGGTGGTATTAATGGCACTAACGCCACAAAACGATACAGATTTGTTAGATGCATATTTGGAGGCAGAAATTAACGCACCAGACGAACCGTCTAAAACGTTTCGACTCGATTTTAATCAGTATCGTATCGGAAATATGACTGATAAAAAAGACGCGCTTAAACAAGCGATTACTAAAGCGATACTAACGCCTCGCTCATACTATCGTATATATAACGACTATTACGGATGTGAGCTATGGGACTTAATAGGATCAGACGTTACAGATGCGTATATTGACGCAGAAATACCGCGTATGGTGCGAGAAGCAATCGAATATGACGACCGTATAAACGTGGTCAATAACATTAGTGTTACTCGTTCGGGTGACGCTATTTTTATTTCAGTCGAAGTTGATTCCGTATTCGGCGATGTAGGGACAGAGGTGGTAATTTAATGGGACGATATAATAATCGAACTGCTGCGGATATATTATCAGATATGCTCGCAAATACACGGAATGATATTGATAAACGACAAGGCTCCGTCGCTCACGATATGCTTGCGCCACCAGCGCAGGAAATCGAAATGCTCGGGTGGGAACTCGAAGCTGTTTATCTGCAGGCGTATTTGGATACCGCAACAGGTGAAGCGTTAGATATGCTTGCACATCATTTAGGCATCTACCGAAAACTAGCCGTTGCTGCAGTTGGTATCGCAAACATAACTGGAACTGACGGAACATTAATTCCGAAGGGTTATCGCTTTAGGACGGTCTCCGATATAGAATTTACTGCGGACCAAGCAACAACGATAACAAACGGCATTGCTTCTGTTGCAGTTACTGCGTTAACACCAGGCGAAATCGGTAATATTGGTATCGGCGAGTTAACGGACCATGAGCGTAATGTAGCCGGCATTAGCACAGTAACAAATAACGATATTTTTATCGGTGGTGTTGATGCAGAAACTGACGATAGTTTACGAGAGCGAGCGTTATTTAAAGCGCGTAAGCCAATCACGAGCGGTAACGCCAATCACTATAAACTGTGGGCAACGGAAGTCGAAGGCGTAGCAACAGCGAAAGTATTTCCGATATGGAATGGACCTAATACGGTCAAAGTCGTACTAATCGCAGAAGATGGAGGAGCTCCGGATCAACCTATTATTGATGACGCAATCGCATATATCGAGCAAGAACGACCGATAGGCGCTCAAGTTACCGTATTGCCAATCGGAGAAGTACCTCTTTCTATTCACGCAAAATTAACGTTAAGTGGCGATTTAACTGTTGAAGATGTGCGCGCAGCTATTATCACGTCGCTGAGTCTTTATTTTCTTAGCGAATCTGACGGAGGTATTATCCGTTATGCACGCGTCGGCGAGGCAATTTTAGGAGCAACTGGCGTTATAGATTACGAAAATTTGCTTGTTAATAACGGCACTAGCAATATTTCGTTAAGCCAGGAGCAAGTCGCTATTGTCGGCGAGGTGACGTTAACATGACGCTACAAGTCGATTTAAGGCACTACGAATTGATGCAGATGTTACCGCGATTCTACGATGATGCTCCAGAAGCTGACGGAATATTTTATGCGGACGCAATCGAAATCGAGCAGATACGGGATAAAGCTCGTGACTTGTTAACGCAGTTATCCGTTACTACAGCTACGTGGGGATTATCGGATTGGGAGCGTGTATTAGAATTACCACCAAGACCAAATAGTCCGGTAGAGACACGCAGAGCACACATACTCGCTAAACTACGCGGCACTGCGCCAGCTACTATTGCAAACATGCTATCGATTGTTAACGCACATACGACGCAGAATGATTCGCAGATTAATGAGTTGCCGGAACCTGGCGTAGTAGAGTTTATTATCAACGCTAATAATCCGTTCGATTATTCCGAGATGATGAAAGACATAGCGCTCTATATTCCGGCACATCTAGCGTATAAAATAGCGACAGTATCACGCAATCGACTTAATTGCGCTGTATGTCCGCAATCTGGCATCGAGATAACGGTGTTTCCGTATCGACCGTCGTTAAAGGCGCAAACATCACAAATTACACACGGAGGCATAATGCAGCATGCGCAATCCGTAACGATCTATCCGAAGGGAGACGAATAAATGGCGAATTATTACACACTATTAACGCCTGTAGGACTGGCGAAGGTAGCTAACGCACAATTAACGCAAAGCAAGGTTGCTATATCGCATATTGCGGTAGGCGACTCGAATGGAACGAATTATCCACCTACAGGTAACGAAACGGCGCTCAAAAAAGAAAAATGGCGAGGTAGTATCTCAAGTATCGCTATTGACACAGCTAATCCGAATTGGATTGTCGTTGAAGCGATATTGCCTGCGACAGTTGGCGGATTTACTTTGCGAGAGGTAGCGTTATATGACGAAGTAGGCGATATGATTGCGATTGGTAACTATCCTGATACGTATAAGCCGGTAGCGAGCGATGGCTCTACGATGGATTTAGTACTACGTACAATTATCGAGGTTAGCAATGCCGATAGTGTTACGTTAAAGATTGATCCTAACGTGGTTGTTGCTAGTCGTAAATATGTTGACGATAAAATGACTGAACACGCATCCGAAACTATGCCGCATGCACAAGAAGGTGTCACTTACTACGTTCGACCTGATGGTAATGATAATAATGTAGGAACAAGTAATAGCAGTGTAGGCGCTTTTCGAAACGTACAAACAGCTATAAATAAATTAAAGAAATATATAAAAGGAACTATAAAGATAAGAATTTTACCTGGAGATTATTCTTCGGAGGGTCAGATAAAAGTGGAAGGTTTTTATGGTCAGGGTAGATTAGTAATAACAGCATATGACGGGTCAGAAGATGTTCAAAATAACACTAATTCTGATTCATATAAAATTGACTCACTTTATATTAATAATTGTAGAAATGGAATTGATATTTTTTCTTTAAAATCAACATACAACGGTATTGATAGGGCTGGGTTTTATGCAATTAATAGTTCGTTTGTGTTTTTCGGTTGGTGTAAGGATACCGTAAGTAATTTAAATAAAACAGGATTTTTGTTTGAGGTAGGTTCAATGGGCGCTTGTTCTGGTTGCATCTGCGAAAACAAAGGTGTTGCATTAGAAGTCAGAAACTCAATGATTAGCTCAATGGCTTGGTCAGCCGGAAACACTCCGAATACAGTTGGTTTAAAAGTAATTCAAAGTGGGGTGATTGGAAAGTTAGGTATTCAGCCAAATTCTACAATTATGGAAACTACAGATTCAGGAGGCGTTATTAGATGAAAAAACTTGAAGTACTTGGAAAGTTTTACGAAGCAGAAAAAATAATTAAAGAACCTAGTAGCATCACTGGGTATGTTGGTAATCTTGAAGTGTTTACGTTTCGCGGAATAACTGATTTTTCTCTATTCAAACTTACAAATGGAGATATGTTCGATTTAGATGAGAATACTTTATTAAAAGAACGTCTAAAATCAACTGAGGAAGCGCTAATATTCTTAATGGAAATGAAGTTACAAGGAGGCGAGTAAGATGTACAACTTTATTTTAAATATGTGGTTAATGAATCGAATAAACGATCTTAAGGTAAGAAGTTACGTACCTGTATTTATAGATGAAAAGCAGGCTGATACAATACTTGACACACCAAAATTCCCCAACTACTAAAACTGAATTAACACTAATTATTAACTAATGAAAGTAGTCATATTGTGGTATAGTTATTTTTATGAGATTAAAGGAATCTGTGAGGGACACATGAGAGAAAAAATCAATTATTTAGACGGAGTCAGAGGATTTGCGGCATTAGTTGTAGTTTTTGGGCATTTTATAAACGCTTATTATCCTGCATTACTAACTGCAAACATTGAGGATTCTCATTTCAATAATTTTATCGATGTAAAATTAGCAGATACTCCATTCAATTTAATGTTTAATGGCTATTTCGCAGTATCTATTTTCTTTGTACTTAGTGGCTTCGTACTGACTAATAAATTTTTCAAAAGTGGAGAAAACGAATTTATAATCTCTTCTGCCACAAGACGCTATATAAGATTAGCGATTCCTGTAGTGTTTTCATGTACAGTAGCGTATTTATTGTTGAAATTCAACCTATTTTCCAACAATGAGTTAGCAAATTATACAAAAGGATACTGGTACTTGCCTAATTATTACAATTTCGAAGCTTCATTCGCTGATATGATTAAAAAGTCACTAGTAGATACTTTTATTTACGAAGTAGATTCTACATCATATAATGCGGTTCTTTGGACGATGGAGATTGAATTTTTAGGTTCTCTACTCGTCTATTCTCTAGCTCTATTAATCGGAAGGTTACGAAATAGGTCTGTAATTTATCTTATACTAGTTATCTTATTTGCAAAAACATACTATTTATCATTTTTATTAGGTCTAATTATAAGTGATGTTTATAATAATAGAACTAGTCTATTCAATCCTATTAAGAATGTTTATTGTAAACTCTTGTTGATATGTATCGGATTATTTTTAGGTTCGTTTCCACAAGTTGTAGATATTAGTAATAGCGTATACAATTATATAACATTTGAATGGTTAGGCGGCAGATATTATTCTATGTTATTGTGTCACATCTTAGGGGCATCCATTCTTTTAATTGTATTGTTAAATTCAAAATTTCTTAAAACTACGTTCTCATTAAAACCATTTCAATTTTTAGGTGAAATTTCTTTTTCTATGTATTTAATACATTTTATCATTCTATTTTCTTTCTCAGGCAAGTTAACCCTTTTTCTAAGCGATAAGACTGGATACCATACGAATTTCATTATTAGTTTTTGTGTATCCCTTATCTTGATATTTGCAATCTCTAAAATAATGACTGTATACATTGATAATATAGGAGTTAAGTTTTCGAAATATGTGTATAATAAATTTTTCAGGTCTTGAACTGCATTACTTTCATCTTATTTTCAGTAACTAAGACGTCATTCTCGGCGTCTTTTTTTATGCAACCGAATTGCAAAGGAGGCTACTCATGGAAGACTCGTTAGAGCGCGACATATATCACCGCCTTGGCGGAATCGAGGCGAAGATAGACGATTTCAGGGCGGTACGCGAAACCGCCAATCAAGCGAACGCAACCGCTGACCAAGCGCTATCGCTCGGAAAGCGTAATGAAACCGCCATCGACGAGATGCGAACGGAAACTAACGCTAATCGCCGATGGCTAATCGGAACAATCGCCGGCAGCATTTTATCAATGGCATCCGTTATTGTCGCTATCATAGCGCTATTAAGCCGATAAGCGCATTAAAAATTAAAGGAGATGACGCAATTATGACGCAATTAAACTTAAAAGTACGCGCTAAGAATCCGCAATTTTGGCTTACGGTAGCATTATCGCTAGGCACGCCCCTATTTGCTTACTACGGAATTTCAGGCGCGGAATTAACGACATGGGCAAGCCTGTGGAAGCTCGGCACTGACGCGCTATCCAATCCGTATGTATTAACGTTAATGGGCGCTAGCTTATATAACGCACTGATCGACCCAACGACGAAGGGAATTAGCGATAGCCAACGTGCTATGTCGTATCA